CACCTCTACATCAACAAGACATGGATCCGGCCGATCGTGCCTTGATTCAATCGTACGTCGAGAAGTACGTCAACACCGGAGTTCAACCGACCGATACAGATAAAGCCAAGATGCTTGAACTCACTCGAAAGTACAACATCAAGGTCAACACCAATCCGCGTCCGATCATCTCCCGTCACGTCCGAGTGCGTCAGAACGAGGCGACTGAAGACGGTACGCCTATTCCTTATGTAGAGAATCTGCCTCATCGGAGCCCTTCGAAGGGCGCTCGAAAGAAGCAAGAAGCTCGTGATCGTAGAGCCAAGAATCGTGCAAATCACTAAATCATGAAGACAAAGAAGAAAATCAAAGTCGTAAAAGACATCTTTCGAGTGCTCATCATCTCCGTCGCATTTTTTGCAATGGGATATCTGTATGGTCAGAAAGATTCCGATCTAAAATGGATCAACGCATTGATTGAGAATCGAATGCTGCATTTTGATTTGGAAGGCAACGCGACTCTCAATAAGTGAACGCCGTCGAGAAAATCACGGCCGTTCAGGCATGGAACATCGCCACGTCGATGAAGCTTCATTTCGAGGGTAAGCTCGACGCCGTGAAGTATCGCTTCTCGATGAAGAGCCTGACGGCCAAGTCTTTCGAGGGACGCAAGGATCGATATCACTTCGAGAAGCTGGCTCGTAAGCATTCGGACCTCAACGAGTGCGTGTGGTACTGCGCCTCAAACGTGATGGCCGGAAACAAGTGGATCGGCGATATGAATGAGGAGCCATACGTGGAGCTTCGAGCCTATCATGAATCCATGAACTATCGATTCGAGCAGGAGGTGAAGGCCCTCGCGGAGTCTGGCGAGAAGTTCGACGACCTGCTGACGGATGCGACCGGCGAAGGAAAGGCTCCGCGCCTCATTCAGATGTACGCGTCCGGCAAGGCGTCGATTCACCTCGTCTCGATCATTCAGTGCCTCACGGGATTCCTTCGAGAGATGGCTCAAGTGAAGGATCCGCTCGGCATGTGGGAAGAACACGCGACTCAAGTGAGTGCGTATTCAAAGATCCTCGAACGCAACCTGCACGCTCCGACCTTTAAGCGGATCGTAATAAAGGCATTTACAGTTTAGCCAATCCGTGATAGTATAAATAAGTTGGCTGGCGGAGTAAGTGCTTCGCCAATACTAACACACAACGCAATACAAAAATACACTGATACATATGTCATTCGCAAACCTCAAAGCAAACCGTACGGCTTCCATGTCGAAACTTCTGGCCGCGGCGGATAAACTCAACACAAACAAATACGAAGCCGACGATCGCTTCTGGTCGCCGACCGTCGACAAGGCCGGCAACGGCTACGCGGTCATTCGCTTCCTTCCGGCGTGCGAAGGAGAAGACGTCGCGTGGATTCGCTACTGGGATCACGGCTTCAAGGGACCGACCGGCCGCTGGTACATCGAGAACTCACTGACTTCGATCGGTCAAACGGATCCCGTGTCGGAACTCAACTCCAAGCTCTGGAACGCTTCATCGAACGACGAATCCGCCGAGCGTAAACAAGCACGCAATCAGAAGCGTAGGCTTCACTATGTGGCCAACATCTTGGTCGTCTCGGATCCGGGCAATCCTTCGAACGAGGGCAAGACGTTCCTCTTCAAGTTTGGCAAGAAGATCTGGGACAAGATCGATGACCTCATGCATCCTCAGTTTCAGGACGAGCAGCCGATCAATCCCTTTGACTTCTGGGGTGGCGCTAACTTCAAGCTGAAGATCCGTCAGGTTGAAGGCTATCGCAACTACGATAAGTCCGAGTTCGATAAGCCGTCTCCGCTGCATGGAGGCGACGATAAGCAGCTCGAAGCCGTGTATAAGCAGCTGCAGCCGCTGAAAGATCTGATCGATCCGAAGAACTATAAGACCTATGCGGAGCTCAAGAAGAAGCTCATCGAGGTCCTTGGAGACGCGGCGATCGATGGCCCGGGAACGGCCGAAGACGTTCAGGCGCAGTCCAGTCCCTCTCCTCGTCGATCCGCGCCGGCGCCCGAAGCCGGTCCGACGGCATCGACGGAAGATGAGGTCGTCGATGGATTGTCTGGAACTACTCCTGAAGACGAAGACGACGGCGGCAAGGGTATGAGCTACTTTGCTCGTCTTGCCGCGAGCTAAATAGAATCAGCCTTGGGAAACATGAGCCCCTCAGACGTAAAGTCTGAGGGGTTTTTTATGCTCACATGGCCGGAGCGAGGACCAGAGCCGTCGAGCGATCTGGCATGAAGGAATTATTGACGATCGTCGTCGATACTTTATTTGACACGTTCTTTACGGACGCACTCGCTCCTCCGCCTCCTGCACCTCCACTCGTCAACATGGCTTTCTGAGAAGCCAATTGTGCACTCTGAGCCGAATTGACCGCAAGGTCGACTCCAGCCGTCGATGGCATATTCTGAATCGCCGCATTGATCCTCTCGAGGGCCGTCGCTGTCTTATCGAGCTTATCAGAAGCATCAGCGAGCTTCAAGATCTGATCGATGGGGCTCGATCCAGTTATCTTACCCAGAACTCCACCCACGGCACCTACCAGACCAGCGGCCGATGAAGCCGTCGCAAAGACAACCATAGCTGCAGAGATCGCGGCAATACCAGCGGCGGCTTTGAGCAATCCGGGGCCACTTTCTGCTAAATCTATAAGTTGACTCACGGCTTTTACAACCGATTCGGCCATCAATTCAAAAGCTTCGGCTAAGAGCATGACTCCTTCACCAGCTAACTTTGCTGCATATCCAAATTCAATTAGAATAAGTCCAATACCAGCAAGCGCAAGCATGCCAAACAAGAAAAAAGGATCAGCTGCAATTACTCCGAGCTCCGTGATGGCCTCGCCTAAACCTCGAGAAAACTTCTTGAGCATGCCGATTGACGTATCGAGAGCGCCACTCATTGCGGCAAATACCTTAAATGCTCCGCCAAACATCTTCATGATGGCGAGTCCAAAGAGCACCTTGCCCCAAGAGATCTGACCAAATGTCTGAAGTCCGGTGACAAACGTACTAAATGCCTCGATCGTCTGTCTAGATTTTCTAGAACCGATGGCCTCACCCAATTTATTGATCGCGACGCCAAATGCACTGAAGAGAGGGGACATCAATCTCAAAGTGATCAGACCATAGAATACATCTTTCCATTTGATCTCAGAGAAGCCTTTCAGCGCCGAGAGCAAAGATTCAAGAGACTCAAATGATTCTTTATAGCGAGCCAGTCCTTCGACGGCTTCGCCGGCGGCTTTGAATCCATTTGCGGCTAAGCGAATGAGCTTTGGTAAGATTGCCATCATCGCAAAGCCTAAAGTCACCTTACTCCATGAAATTTCAGAGAAAGTTTTTAAGGAGTGTGAGAGACTATTAAAAGCCGCAAAGTCTTTTTCAGCGGCATATAGGTCCCCAATCGCCGCGGCAAAAGCTTCGAATCCAACCTTGGCTTGTCCGAATGTAGTGGAAAGATCTTTGATCTGTTCCATTCCATAGCGAACATCAACCCATTCAATGATAGAGAAATTTTCGAGGGCCTGTGACAATTCCGTAAATGCTCCAAAGTCTTTGCTTGAATCGGCCAGATCTTTTACGGCTTCACGAAATGCGGCAAATGAAGATTGAGCGGCTTTGAATACGTCTTCGAGCGATGTCATCTTCTCCATGCCAATCGATACACCTGCCCAATCAATATCGGAGAATTGCTTTAATGCTTGTGATAATAGAGAAAATGCATTGAAGTCTTTACTCGAAGTATAAAGATCTTCTATCGATTTACTAAAGGCTTTAATGCCACTTGCAGCATTGATGAAAAGTGTATCGAGCATTGCCAATTGTTTAAGACCTATAGCAACACTTGCCCAAGCTACTTCTGAGAATACTTGAAGGGCCGATGAAAGAGTCTCTAGCGCTTCAAAGTCATCTTTTGATTGCGCCAAGTCATCGATTGACAGCCTCAATGAGAAGAGAGCATCATATAAAGAATTGATTGAATACGAAAATATATTTAACGCTTTTAATCCGGTCTTAACTCCAGCCCAATTGATTTGAGCAAATGTCGTTAAAGCTTCACTTAAGAGACCAAATACGGCGATGTCACCTTCAGAATCACCAAGAAGTGTAAGTGATATGGCAAAATCTTTAAGAGGTTTACCGGCATTCGTAAATGCTGCACCGAGGGAAACAAGTGCATCAAGTCCAATTTTAACTTGAGCCCATTCAATCTTAGCAAAGGCCGTTATGCCTTTCGATAACTCCTTGAATGCCTCTGCATTCTCCTTGGTCTCTGCGCCCATTCCTGCAAGAGCTCTAGCAACATTTTCAAATGCCCCTGGGCTTTCTGACGTACCGGCCAATTTACCAAATGAGGCTAATCCAGCCTCAGCACCAGCTCCAAATTTGGACCAATCAATACTTGCATATTCACCAAGAGCTTTAGTCAAGCCTGTGAGCTCTTCAATGCCAGGTACACCATCAAGCGCAAGAGCCGCTTGTTTAAGCTGTGTCGTAAATAAATTTACATCGAAGGTGGCGGCCATATTAGTTTATTTGTATTTACTATTTATGGCATCGAATTCCTGTTTCTGCCTCTCGTTCTCTTTTTTCACGTGCTCGATGAGGAGTGAAACATAGATCTCCCTCTCCCATGGCAGCATCTCGTTTAACTCGGTCAGACTGTACTTATGCCGCTGAGCCATCTCAAAATTGACCGTGTAGTGATTGGCCAATGAATCATGAGAGAGGCCTATACGAAAAAACTTTGTAGGCCTGTCAGAGTTACTCTATGATCCATCTTACATGTTGAACATGTGTATGCGATGTCTTTGGATAGGCGAGGAAGTGACTCGACGTAGGTCTGAATCTGCTTGAGTTGTGGAGTCGAGAGTGAATCAACGAACTGAGTGAGCTCTTCGATCGTATGATCTTCCGCACGATACACACCGTTCTCATCATAGATCGATTCGATCGAGGCAATCACCAGATCCGTCACCTGATCGGCCTTCGTCTTCCTATCGATCGTTCCTAGGCGACTCAGACTTCGCACGCTAATTGGCTTTAGAGTCATGCCGATCTTGTCGGTCAGCTTCACTCGATTTGACGCATTTGGATTTAAAGAAGTAGGCTCGATGGACTCGAGATTAATTTCCGCTTCGACGGATCCATTGCATTCCGGAGTGAGACACTTGAGGCTGATGTTGACCGTCTCGCCGACGGACTTACATCGAAGCTTGAGAAAGACGTACTCGAGGTCGACCGTCGTCAAGTCGTCTGGATTGACTTTATCGAAGGTACAGGCACGAATGATTCCCTTGACGGCCGAGATCATCTGCTTCTCGTCCTCCGACTCCATCGCGAGCATGAGGATCTTTTCCTCCTTCACGAGGTATGGACGAAACTCAACGGTCTTCTTAATGGACGGAATTGTTACGGTGTATTTTGGTGATTCGAGTATGGGTAATGGCATAGTAAATTTTAGTTCTGAATGTATATATCAAGCCGCTACAAAATTAGCCGTGCGAATAACTAAAGAAGTCATGATGTAAGCCGTTCTTGTGGTATCGGCACGGCGTCGTAGTACGAAAAGGTCACACTCATCTTATGAATCTCATTGACGGATGCGGCACTCATCTCGATCGGAGATATCGATATTGGAAAGGCTTCTTGAAGCTCGACTCCGTATACGATATTGTCGGACTGATCGAGCTGATACAGATTGAATGTGGCGGAATACTCTTCGATGTATCGAATACGATAAGACTCCGTGTCGACCGAGAGCGCCATCCATGCGTCAAAGAGGTTCTTAGGAAAGAAGTCCGCGCCGACCAAGAACGTACAGGTGATCGTGTCATTTGTAAATCCGCTCGGAATACTAAATGAATGACGCTGAGTTCCGGCATAGTTGACCGTTTGAATCGTCCTTGTGGGTAGCTGCGCCGTCTGACAGAAGATCGACAGGTCCGTAGTATCCGTAACATTATTGATCTTGAATGGCAGGGATATCTGAGCAAGGAAGCGCGTGGGCTTAGCGAGACCGCCCCTCTTGGAGATCTGTGTCTTTAGAGTATCGATCGTGCGGATGTCTTCGGCCATATCTACTATTTATGCCGTTAGCAATCGAATGCCGAGGTTCTTTAGTGTGTCTTCATGCCACACCTGAAAGATCCATCCCCTTGACTTGGCGTACTGATCCGCGGCTTCCCACTTCGAGATGTTCTTGGCATAGGTCATCACCTCGAGGATGTACTTTCGAGTCTTTCTCTTTGGCTCGATCGGAGGCTGAGTCTCGCACTTGGGCTTGATCTCGATCAGATAAGTATTACCATTGACCATTTTGAGCTTGAGGTCGACGAAGTAACGATGAGGCTTTCCATCCGTCTTGCAGATGTAGGGCACGACGATCTCCTCGGACATCCACTTAAGGACGCTCGGATTTGTGTCGGCCCAACGAAAGACTTGCCGTTCCCAGAGGGATCGAAAGAATACTCGAGTCGGATCTCCCTCGTATTTCGAATTGTCTTGAATGGAATATCGGCCAGAATAAGCCATATAAATAGTTTCGAAACTATTTATGGGTTCACCTATCATCGTATTTCCTAGCGACCTGCTTCAGCTGACTGGCCCCCTTTCGTATCCGCAGATTGAGTTCACGGTCCAAGAAGACGCGACGCAAGGTAATAATTTTACTTCGATCTATCTGCCGATGCCCGGCTCCATAGCATTTAGTGATGGTGGATCATATGGAACAATTGAGTTAGGAGACATTGCAGGTGCAGGTGGACTCGACGCGATCACGAGCTTGATGGAAGGTAATTTTGGAGCGGCAACGACCATGGCGACATCGGCGGCCAAACAGCAGATCAACTCACTGAAGCCGCGAGTTCAGGCTATGTTGATTTCCAAGTTGCCTGGAATCGACAAAGAAACGGCGATGTTCGCGCAGAAGAAGATCAAGGCACCGAATCAAAACACCAC